TAAATAATCCTAAGTACAGATTTATAGTAGCAGCACTCTCCCGCAGACAAGGTAAAACCTATATAGCCAATATTATTGGTCAGTTAGTCACTCTTATACCTAACTGCAATGTACTTATCATGTCGCCCAACTATTCTCTATCACAAATTTCTTTCGACTTGCAGAGAAGTTTAATAAAGCACTTTGACTTAGAGGTTACTAAAGATAATGCAAAAGATAAAGTTATTACTCTTTCTAACGGGTCTAATGTTCGCATGGGTTCTATCAATCAGGTCGACTCCTGTGTGGGACGAAGCTACGACCTTATTATATTTGATGAAGCCGCCCTTACAGACGGCAGAGATGCTTTCAACGTAGCTCTTCGACCTACCCTTGATAAGCCAAACTCTAAAGCTATATTCGTATCAACACCTCGGGGTCGGAACAATTGGTTTTCAGATTTCTACTATAGAGGCTACAGTGATGAGTTTCCAGAGTGGTGTTCAATCAAAGCAACCTATCAAGATAACCCTAGAATGACAGAATCTGATATTTCAGAAGCTCGTAAGTCTATGTCAGAAGCAGAATTTAAACAAGAATACGAAGCTGACTTTAATACTTACGAAGGGCAGATTTGGAGGTTTGACTTTGAAGGACAAGTAAAAGACTTATCTCAGTTTGACACTAGTAAAATGGATGTATTTGCAGGGCTTGACGTAGGCTATAAAGATCCTACTGCATTCTGTGTAATTGCATATGATTGGGATTTAGAGCAGTTTTTCTTAGTAGATGAATACTTAGATGCTGAGCGAACTACAGAACAGCATGCTGTAGAGATACAAAGACTCATTGATAAGTGGGGTATTGATTATATTTATATTGACTCCGCCGCACAGCAGACCAGATTTGATTTAGCACAGAACTATGATATTTCTAGTATAAATGCTAAGAAGTCAGTTTTGGATGGCATTGGACATGTTGCAGGAATAGTCGATAATAATACTTTGTTTGTAGACCAAGCATGCAGTCATACTCTAGCAAGTTTAGACGCATATCAATGGGATAGCAATCCCAACCTTATGAAAGAAAAGCCAAAACACAATATGGCATCGCATATGGCTGATGCACTCCGCTATGCACTATACTCATTTCAAACCAGTGGTGGCACATTCTAGTGCAGGTAAGAAAAATAGTGTTTGACAATAGACGTTAAAGTGGTTATAATTTTGGATAAGAAAATGGAACTGAAAAGAGATTTAGTAAAATACATTAGAGATAAGGCGAAGTCGAAATACAAAAAAGGATGTGAATGCGAGATTTGTGGAGACACTGTAAAACTTGACTTTCACCATTTTCACAGCCTTACTCGATTAGTAGATAAGTGGGTCAAGCAAGAAAAGCTAGAGCCCTATCTCGTCTTAGAATGGCGAGAAGAGTTTATTGAAGAACATGACGCAGAGTTATATGAATATACTGCTACGTTATGCCATAAGCACCATTTGCAACTACACTCTATATACGGCAAAGACCCACTTCTAAGTACTGCCTCAAAGCAGGAACGCTGGGTAAAAATTCAAAGAGAAAAACATGGCTTGGTATGATAATATCTTAGGAAGAAAAGTTGAGGAGGCAGTTGAAAAGCTGAATCCTGTTCAACAATACATACAAGAACATCATACTAGTAGAGAACCCCATGGGGACTATGAAACATTTTACGAAGAACTAGAAATAGTTAATCGTGGTGTTAATATGATTGTAGATGATGTTGCAGAGATTCCTGTTCGAGTGGGCCTGCCTACAAAAGGTAAAAGTGTTGTAAAAGGAATAAAAAGATCTAAAGTAGAACTACTACTTAATGTAGAGCCGAATTTATTTCAAGATATTAGCACTTTCAAAAGAAACTGCATTACAGACTACTTACTAGATGGCAATATCTTTATTTATTTTGATGGTGCACATTTATATCATATTCCTGCAGATAATGTTCAGATTCAAGGAGATCCAAAAAACTACATAGAATACTATGAGTATAATGAGGTACGTTTCTCCACTGATGAAATCATACATATCAAAGAAAACTCTTTTCACGATATATACAGAGGTGTTTCTAGATTAAAACCTGCTGTACGTACTATGAAAATTATTAAGTCTATGCGTGATTTTCAAGATAACTTTTTTAAGAATGGAGCAGTACCAGGGTTAGTTCTTAAATCTCCAAATACTCTTTCAGAAAAGATTAAAGAAAGAATGATGCAGTCGTGGAGTGCTAGATATAGACCTGACTCAGGTGGTAGACGTCCACTGATTTTAGATGGCGGTATTGAAGTAGATGATCTTACAAATGTAAATTTTAAAGATTTAGACTTTCAAAATGCTATATTAGAAAATGAAAAGGTTATAGCAAAAACTCTTGGAATACCTTATCTTCTTTTTGATTCTGGTAATAATGCAAATATTCGCCCAAATATGCGAATGTATTATTTAGAAACTATATTACCAATCAATAGAAAAATAAACTATGCCTTAGAAAGGTTCTTTGGATTCGATATTAAAGAAGATACTACAGAGATTCCTGCCTTACAGCCAGAGCTTAGAGATCAATCCGCTTACTACAGTTCTTTAGTAAACGGGGGTATCATTACTATAAATGAAGCTAGAGAGCGTTTAGGGTATGAGGCTATGGAAGGACAAGATAATATACGAGAACCCGCAAATATAGCCGGTTCAGCCGCCAACCCAGATCAAGGCGGTAGACCTACCGAGGAGCAAGAAGATTAATATACGAAATAGAAAAGACAAGATATGCACAGATGCCGCAATGTACTTTGCAGAGCTAGGAGAGATTCCTAAAAAGTATCTAGATCTTCCAAAACAAGATAAGGCAACTGCAGTTTTACGTAGAAGTTGGAGACCACATTTTCGTAATTGGAAAACGTTCATAGCGGCTGTACAGAAAAGAGAACCCGAACTGTGCAATTTAGCCTCTAAAAAGGTAGAACCTAAAGTAGAACCTAAAGTAGAACCTAAAGTAGAACCTAAAGTAAATCCTTTAGACCTACTCAGGGCAAGTACTACAGAGAAATAATATGGATAAAATCTTACATGTAGCCTCTACGTTCAAGTCTCTTGAGAATGATGATGGTAGCGTAATGATACGAGGCATGGCAAGTACTAATCACTCTGATCGAGCAGGAGATGTAATCTCTAAAGAGGCTTGGGAAAAAGGTGGTTTAGAAAATTTTAAAAATAACCCTGTAATTTTATTTAATCACGACTATGATAAACCAATTGGTCGTGCAACAGGCGTTAAAGTAACAGAAAATGGACTAGAGTTAGAAGCAAAGATTAGTAAATCTGCTCCTGCTGCAGTCTGTGAACTAGTAAAAGACGGTGTTCTTGGAGCCTTTTCCGTTGGTTTCAAAGTCAAGGATGCTGATTATATAAAAGAAACTGACGGATTAATGATTAAGGATGCTGAGTTGTTTGAAGTATCGGTTGTATCGGTACCATGCAATCAAGCAGCTACTTTTTCACTAGCGAAGTCATTTGACTCTCAAGAAGAGTACAATGAGTTCAAGAAAACTTTCACCAATCGTGTAGATCTAACAGGTCAGTCTCTGACCAAAGAAGATGAAATTTCATCCAACCTGGTTAGTGACACACCTACAAGCTCCGATTTATCGGAAAAACAGGAGATCAAAATGGATTCTAAAGAACCCACAATCGACTTGGAAGCATTTGCTAAGAAAGTAGCTGATGAAACTGCTGCTAAAATTGCAATGAAACAAGCCGAACAAAAAGCCGCTGATGAAGCGGAACAAAAAGCTGCTGCTGAAGCAGTCGCTCAAAAAGCTGCTGAAACAGAAGCAGTAGAAAAAACTATCCGTACTGGTATTGAAACTGGTGCAGAGCGTTTAGCTGCTGATATGGAAGCTGATTTTGCGAAGGCAAAAGACGGCGAACTGGCTGAGATTACTAAAAAGTATGAAGCTGATCTTAAAGAAAAAGCTGAAGAGTTAGAAGCTATGCGTAAGAGCAAGCGTGACTTCTCTGGTCGCTCAACTTCTGGCGATTTAACTGCATTCGGCCAAGACTTCTTACACGCTAGCGTTGTAGGTAAAGTCTTAGGTAAGTCTATGGACCAAACTGCATTAGGCCAAGAAGTTCTTAACAAAGCTAATGTTGCTTACTCAGGTGCTGTAAACCAGGTTGCTATCGATGCTTTTGAAGAGAACATTCGATTAAACTATCGAGTTGCTAACTTCTTTAAAGAAATGCAAGTTACTGCACAGAAAACTGTCATTCCTGTAGGTTTAGAGCCTACTTCTGCTGCACAAAATGGTGGTGGCATTGATACTGCGGGTAACCGAATTGCAGACGGTGGCGCAAGTGATGGCGAATACGCATTAGGTAACGTTTCTTTAGATGTTAACCGAATCATTGCTGGTCAGTTTATTGATAACAATACTGATGAGCAAATCGTTGCTACAGTAATGCCTATCATCATGAACGCTTTAGCGCATGCTCAAGCTAAGAAAGTTGAAGAGACTATTATCGATGTTATTGATAATGCATCCGCTACTGATGAAGGTGCTGGTGATGTTATGAACCGTACAGACTTGTTAGCAGGTCGTAAAGCTCTTGGTGTTCTTGGTGTTGATCCAACTAAACTACTTTACATCTTATCTGTAGATGCTTACAACGAGTTACTCTCTGAAGGTGAATTCGATGATGTACAATTAGTTGGTAATGACGCTTCTAAGCTTACTGGTACTATCGGTAACTTCTACGGTTCTCCTGTAGTAGTTTCTGATCGAGTTGGTACTGATGGTGACGGTCTTGTTGTTAATACTGACGCATTTATTATTCCACGTATGCGCGGTGTTCAAATCGAGACTGATTACGAAGTTGCTAATCAGCGTACAGCTATTGTATCTAGTCAAACTATGGGCTTCACTCAGATTATCTCTGGTGTAGGCTCATCTGTGGTTCGACCAGCAGCATAATAGTAGTATACTACTTAACTTCGGGGTGGTTCGCCACCCCCAAGTTTTTACTAATGGGTTTATAATATGACAGTTTCAATTAATGGTACAGATCTAATTTCTCTTGCAGACTATAAAACGTTGGCAGGAATTTCTTCGTCTAGTGAAGATACAAAATTAGGGGCTTTAATTGATTCAGTGAGCCAATTAGTAAAAACTTATTGTGGAGTTAGTTTTTTAGACTTTTATTCAAGTGCTAAGACTGAGTACATTTCAAATTTATATGCTACTCATTTACTTCCTCTTACGGAAAGCCCTGTAAGACAAGTACAGTCTGTTAAGGAACGATCTTCCCCTACAGATGACTATACAATTTTAACAGTAAATACAGATTTTGTACTAGATGGTACCACAGACTCTTTATTCAGAGTAGAGGGTACAAGTTACAAAAGCTGGGCGTCAGGCCCAAATGCTATAGAAGTAACTTATACAGCAGGCTATGAAGCTTTACCAAAAGATCTAAGACTGGCGGTAGTAGATTTAGTTACTTACTACCATAAAAACGAACAAAAACAAAGACAGACTATTGCAGGTGCTACGCTACAAAATAGCAGTACTACTAGTCGCAGTGATCATATAGGATTCCCAGACCATA